TCCATCTCCACCTGGTCCACTGGGAAGACTGCTGTCGCCTTGAAAGGTGTCCTCGACAAGTGGGACCCTGGCCAGAACACACTATACCTTCCCACCTTCCTCAAAGGTCAGTGGATTAAGAAGATCGAGGCTCGCGGCACCGCTCCAAAGAAGGGTCAAAATAGTCACTGACATGCATGTCGGCCTCACCCTACAAGACGCTCCTTATGCTCTCTACATGGAAAAGACCCTTCGCCACATGCTCGACCCTAACATCTTACTCAATTCTCGCCTCAGTACGACCGAGTTCATGGACTGGTACGCACGCACATGGGACAAGTCTCGCCGTGTCACAGGCAATGATGTCACTGGTTGGGATGCCGGCTGCGAAGCAGAGTTCCTGTACGGTATTGACGTCACTCTTATGGAGCTTCTCGGTTTCCCCCAGCAGTACATTGACACCTACCTTCATCGCCGCCTCAACTCTTTCACTCACTTGGGTAGCTTCCCCATAATGCAAGCGTCAGGTGATCGGTACACCTGGCTTTTAAATACCTATCGAAACATCGCTATCACCACACTTTACTTTAACCTCCCCAAGGGGACTGTAATGGCTTTCTCTGGTGACGACGCTATAATAAACGGTAGTTTCCCTAAAGACCGCAATTTCATTTCCGCTCATTGGGCAATGAAATTTAAGCCTTTCTGGGGCGACACCGGTCCCTTCTGCGGGTGGACCTTCGGGTTACCTGCTCTTTACATCTCTGCATCCTCCCTCGCATACCGTTGTCGCCTGCTTTTACAGCGTGGCGTTTCCTCCCCGGAAACCTGGCAATCGGCGCGTGACGCTCTCGGTTTCATTAGCCCTACTTCCAAGTATGCGGCCATATCTAAGTTCTACATCAACATAGCCAATAGGCTCTATGTGACTCGTATCCCTGCATGACCTTTTTCCTACTAGTAGTTTTGTTCATGTTCGCTATCTGCTTTTTCCCAAGTATCCTTTCTTGTTTTTTTTTCCCGCATATAGACATGGGTTCGGTTCCCTTAAGACCGCTACAATTGGACTTGGTGTTCACACTGACCACGGCCCTACCGCGAGGTAGTTAAGAGGTTTGCACCCTCGGAATGTCCACCCTCAGAGTCAGCTGCTTTAAATGGGTGGGCTGTTGTAACCGATCATTGAATGTTGGGGAGAGCCCTTCGGACGATGAGGAGAAGCCACGTATTGGCTGAAGGCACGTCAAGATGATAATAGTCTAACATCTTGCCGGTCCATGGACGGGTTCGCCGTCCTACTGCAGAGACTGCACGTTACACGGGCGGTTAGGGTAAACCACCTGACATCGTCTGAAAGGAACAGTCCAACCTCTCCGGATTGCCGCATTAGGAGAGTCTTGCAATTTTTC